GGCTGTATGTTTATTAGAGGAATAGAAGTATTTAATTCAACAGCTAATACAGAAGGCAATGGCACTTGGTTAGAAAAAAAAGATCAAACATATTTGTCAGAATTTGTAGATAGAAAATTTGGACCAGAAGGGACTATTCAAGCACCTACAGATACTACTAATTCAGTTACAGGTTTTCCTAAATATTATGCTATGTTTGGTGGTGCTACAGGTCTATCTGATACTACCTCGGGAGGAATGTATCTAGCTCCAACACCTGATGCAAATTATAAATTTAGGGTATATTACAATAAAATACCAGTGTTATTAGAGGGTAGTAACACAAACTATATTAGTTTAAATTTCCCACAAGGTCTTCTGTATTGTTGTTTGGCTGAGACTTATGCGTTTTTAAAAGGCCCAACGGATATGTTGACATTGTACGAACAAAAGTATAAAAATGCTATACAACAATTTGCAGGAATGCAACTTGGAAGACGAAGACGAGACGATTATACTGATGGAACAGTCAGAATACCAGTTAAGTCACCGTCTCCATAATGAGGAGAAAATTTTATGGCTAATACATCGGCAATTTGTAACAGTTTTAAAACTGAAATTTTAAAAGCAGTTCACAACTTTACTGCTTCAACAGGTAATACTTTTAAAATAGCTTTATTCACAAGTTCAGCAACATTAGGAGCAGGTACAACTGCTTATGCTGCAACAGGAATGAATGAAATGAGTGGAACAGGTTATACTGCTGGCGGAAAAGCTTTAACAAGTGTAACTCCTACTTTAGATTCTACAACAGCTTGTTGTGACTTTGATGATATTTCATGGACGTCTGCAACTTTTACAGCTAATGCATGTTTAATTTATAATGACACAGCCTCTGGTGATCCTGCAGTTTGTGCAGTAGCATTTGGCGGAGATAAATCTGTTTCTTCTGGAACTTTTACAATTCAATTCCCAGCTAAAGCAGCAACCACAGCTATAGTAAGAATAGCATAAGGAGGAACTCCTTATGTCAAATGCCTGGGGACAAAATTCTTGGGGTTATAATGAATGGGGCGATCAAGACTCCGTTGACATAACTCTTTCTGGTTTACAATCAACATCAGCAATTGGTGCAGTTATTGCTTACAATGCTGAAGGATGGGGNAGACAAGAATGGGGCAACTCAGGATGGGGAGTTGATTACTCTNTTTCTTTAACAGGNCAATCAGCAACTTCTTCAATTGGCAGCGTAACCGCATTTGATACTCAAACAGTTTCTTTAACAGGACAATNAGCAACNTCTTCAATTGGCTCACTTACTTTNGATATAACATCAATTGTAGCGTTAACAGCACCAAGTCAAATGACGTCGGAGCTTGGAGATTTTGATAATGCAGGAACACTAGTTGGTTGGGGTAGAAATGGATGGGGTGAAGAACCTTATGGTGATTCATTTAATAAATTAGTACAACCAGCTGGAGTTAATGCAACATCTTCTGTTGGATCTTTAACAACAGCTATTGAAAACTTTGTGCCACTAACTGCACCAAGTGAAATAACAGCAAGTTTAGGTTCTTTAACTTTAGATTTAACTTCTGTCATAACTCTAACGGCGCCTTCACAATTAACGTCTAGTGTAGGAGCTATATCTCCTACACAAACTGTAGTAGGACTAACAGGTCAATCAGCAACTGCGAGTGTTGGTGGAATAATTCTAGATGCCGTTGAAATAGGATTAACAGGTCAAGAAGCAACTTCTTCTATAGGATCAGTAACAATAGAAGATTCTGTAGGATTAACAGGTCAATCGGCCACATCTTCTGTAGGTTCTGTGGTCCTTGAAATAGGTGTTCCGTTAACAGGTCTAGCGGCCACATCTTCGGTAGGTGCAATAACACCTGAAGACGTAATAGGATTAACAGGTCAAGAGGCTACATCTGCTGTTGGAAATGTTGCTCCTTTAGGATATGGAGATGTTGATATTACTGGAAATACAAGTTATACTAATGTAACTAAAAACAATAGCGCAAGTTATTCAGATGTTGACGTAAGTAGGAAATACGTCGTATACAGATGTAACTCACGCAGCTTAGGAGAAAAATTTTATGGCATCAAGTTACACAAATTTAGGTGTAGAGTTAATGGCAACCGGTGAGAAAGCCGGTCAATGGGGAACTATTACAAACACCAACTTAAATATTATAGAACAAATATCAGGTGGTTATGCTGCGCAAGCGTTAACTGATGGTGGAACTTTAACTTTAAGTAAAACTGATGGTGGAACAGGTGCAACTGTTGCAACAAGAGTTTGGAAATTAACAGGAGCCTTAACTGGTTCTTCAGTAGTAACTGTACCAGATAGTTTAGAAAACTGGTATATTGCACACAACGCTTCTACAGGAGCTCAAACAGTTCAATTAAAAACAGCTACTGGAACAGGTACAACTTGGGCTACAACTGATAAAGGTCATAAAATAGTTTATTCAGATGGAACAAATGTTGTTGATCCATTTGCTGATTTTTCTGAGATTACACTAAGTAATCAAAACTCACTAAAATTTGCTGATGCTGATAATTCTCATTATGTAGCATTTAAATCGCCTGCAACAGTCTCTAGTTCAATAACATGGACTTTACCTGATGCAGATGCAACTGCTTCTGGACAGGCTTTAGTATCTAATAGTTCAGGAACATTATCGTGGGCTTCAGCAGGAATAACAACAGGAAAAGCTATTGCAATGGCAATGATTTTCGGGTAAAAAACAAAAAGGAATTAAATTATGGCAAATCCAAATATAGTATCAGTTGCAACAATCGAAGGTGGTAACCTTGGTTTTAATTTAACAGCAACAACTACTACAAGTTTAGTCACTGTTTCAAGTGAATATATAATGAAAATTAATAGAATTGTTTGTTCAAACGTTGATGGTACAAACGCAGCAGATGTAACTTTATCTGTTACTAAAGCTAACTACACACCAACGGGTATTACAAACTTTGATGTATCTGGAACTTTCTTTTTAGCAAAAACAATTTCAGTTCCTGCTGATGCATCACTTGTTATTTCAGACACACCTATCTATTTGTTAGAGGGAGAAATATTAAAAGGTGGAGCAAGCGTTGCTTCTGACTTAGATTTATTCATATCATATGAAGTCCTAATAGACTAGGAGGTTTAATTATGGCGCAAGGAAATGGCGGAGTAATTGGACCAAACAATACAATCACACCAGTAGAACAGCAAGATGCTGTTACACATACAAAAACAGGAAGCGCAACAATTACTACGGCAGCTTTAACAACTTCTGTTAATGCATTATTAGTAGCAGGTGGTGGCGGAGGTGGTGCTGCTGGAGCAGGTGGTGGTGGCGGTGGTGGTTATCTTTGTACAACAATATCAGTTTCAGGTTCTACAGGTTATCCTTTAGTAATAGGTGGTGGAGGTGCAGGATCACCCGCTGGTTGTGCAAGAGGAACTAATGGAGTGAATACAACTTTTGCCGGAGCAACATCTACTGGCGGTGGAGGCGGTGGTGCAACAGGTGGACCCGTTGGTAATAATGGTGCTCCTGGTGGATCAGGTGGTGGAGCATCTAGAAACTGTGGAACTGGTGGAAGTGCAACAGCATGTCAAGGAAATGCAGGTGGAGGTACAAATGCACCTCCTGGAAAAGGTGGCGCTGGCGGTGGCGGAGCTGGAGCTGTTGGTGGAACAGGTGGAGATGCTGCAGGAGCAGCAGGTGGAGCAGGAAGTTCTTCTTCTCCTTTATCTCCTTTAACTTTAGCTGGTGGTGGCGGTGGTGGATCAGATTGTACAGGTCAACCCGGTGGAGCTGGAGGTTCAGGTGGTGGTGGAGCAGGAAAAGGAAGACCACCAAGTGGAACAAGTGTTGGATGTGCAGGAACAACTAATACTGGCGGAGGTGGTGGAGCTGGTTGCGGAAATGGTGGAGCAGGCGGTGCTGGTGGTTCTGGTTATGCAGTAATTAAAGAACCTGCAATAGATAAATTGCAAAACTGCACCAGGTGTTTGGCAAATGAATACAGTTTATGATTATGTTAAAAGTGGTTGTTGGTCAGGTTTTAATAGATTTGAAGTTGATGTTTTAGTAGTTGCTGGTGGTGGCGGCGGAGGTGGAACAATTGCGGCTGGTGGTGGAGCTGGAGGTTATCGTTCTTCTGGTTATGGTCCCGCATGTTTACAACGATCTGCTGTAAAAACATTATTAGGAGCTCATACAATTACAGTTGGTGGTGGTGGAGCTGGTGGTCAAGAACCAGGTAATGCTGGTGTCAAAGGAAGTGATTCAAGTGCTCTTTGTATAACTTCAACTGGTGGTGGAGGTGGTGGATCAGGACCAAATCCTGGCGGCCCAGGAGGATCTGGTGGTGGTCAAGGATATTGTTCTACTAGCACAACTAAAGGTTCAGGAAATACTCCTCCTACAGAACCACCTCAAGGTAATGATGGTGGATGTGGAACTGTCCCTACTCCAGGTAGATCTGGTGGTGGTGGAGGTGGAGCAGTAACTACTGGTTTTAATAGACCAGGTCCAGGTGTTGGTGGAACTGGAGCACCTAACTTAATTAATTGTGGTGGAACACCTTTTTCAATTACAACATTTGCAGGTGGTGGAGGTGCTTCTGGAAATGTTTATGGAGGCGCATCTGCAGCAGCAGGTGGTGCTGGTGGTGGTGGAGCTGGAGCTCCTGGAACTGGATGTGCAGTATCCGGAACTGCCAATACTGGTGGTGGCGGTGGTGGTAATGGTCACAAATCTAGTGCTTTTGGTGGAGCTGGTGGTAGTGGAGTAGTAATTATTAGAACTCCGTCTGCCTATAGTTTAGCAGTAGCTCCTGGAACAAATGCAACAGCAACCCATCCTGGAGGCGATAAAATAGCAACATTTACAGTTTCAGGAACATTGACAATAACTTAAATATAAATTATAAATTAATTTTTAGGAGAACATAAAATGGCACATTTTGCAGAATTAGAATCAAAAGTAGACCCATCAGGTTTCACTTCTGATTCACATCAAATAGTAAAAAGAGTAGTTGTTGTAGGCAATGATATTGCAGCAGGAGGTGGAACTCTTGAAGATAATGACATGCATGTTGATGGAGAAACATGGTGTTCAAATTTTTTTAAAGGTGGAAGCTGGAAGCAAACTTCTTATAATAATAATTTTAGAAAACAA